CTGTCTGCTGATATTTTTAATCCTTCATTAGTTCCAGCACCATACCCACCACTAAACATACCTTTGTCATTGTAAATGTAATACTCATTTATTTTTTTAACGATATCAATACTAGAACCATTTTTCTTATCTTTATTAATCTCTCTAACTTTTCTTATTCTTCGTGGGTCAATATATCTAAGTTCCTGTACACCCTGTTTTGGATTTTTTTTATCAATCACTTTGTGATAAAATAATCTTCCATCAATATACCACCTACGAAATATATCGTGACCTTTTGTATCAAAGTCTAATAAACGAAGAACAGAGTTGAACTCGTTTGTTATTGTCTTTTTAATATTTCTAGGGTAGGGTACTTGGTCAAGAACTATAGATACTGCTTGTGCTCTTTCATTAGATACAATACCTTCGTTAACAATATCTTCAATCGCACTATCACATTCTGGTTGTTGTGCAATATCTCTATATCTACGAATGAGGTCTTGTTCTGTTCTCTCTCGACCATCTGTATCTAATACTTGACCAAAGAAACCACCACCAGCAACATCAATCGTACCGTCATCTTGAGTTGGGGTGGTGAAATTTTCTTTATTCTTTTCGTCTTTTATTCGTGTGAAACGAAAACCAAACAAATCAGCCATTATAAAACTCCTACTTTCTAACTATTTAGTAGGTTATAGAACACTAGATGGTTCGTAGTGTTGATATCTCCAAGTGACTTCAAATGTTTCAATAGTTGTTGTTTCTTCATTTGTCAAATCTATTGCAGTAATACCTACTGGAAACGCACTTCTAAAAACATAAGATTTAAGTATTGTGTCATCTCTGTCTAACTGTTCAACAAATAAATCTGTTTGATAGTCAGCTGCATTTGTTACACCAGTATTGTCTGCAAAGTTGTTGATACCATTATGCCATCTTTCCATTGCATTTCTTACCATAAAGTCTGTGTCATTAAAGAATGTTGTTGTCCATGTTTCTGGAGCAGGTCTATCTCCAGTCACATAAATGTTTCTTCCTCTAAATGGTACTGCAATCTCACCAAGAGTTGATTCTGGTAACCTTGATGCAGTTACAAGAAATGATGCTCTTCTTACATCAAGTCCTATTGCAATGCCAGGTGGTGGAGTAATGGTAACTCTAAACTGGTTAGCTCTTGCACCACCACCGATTAGATTTGCTTTAAAATCGTCTATTGCCGCCATGTTATCCTCCTACCTCACTAAACGCAACACCTGTTCTTGTGGCGATAAAGTTTAGTGTAATAAAGTTAATAGACCTAGCAGGTTTGATAAAGATATCTGCGATAAACTCGTTTCTATCGATTACCTCACCAGTGTTGTTTGAATTATCTGCAACAACCTTAAAGTCTGTAATACCTCTTCTACCTTGTATATCTCTTAAGAAAGGTTCTACAAGATTTCTGAACTGTGCTCTTGTAAACTCGTCATTGAACTCAAAGAGTTGGAACTTGGCTGCAGTTGCGATTGCTTTTTCTAAGAGTAAGAATAATCGTCTAACATTTATTCTATCAAACGCACTTGGTTTTGTGAGTGCAGTTTTATCTCCAAACAATACGACACCTTGGCCTGGAAAGTTTACAACTGGGTTTATTCTTGCACGATACAATCTATCTCTTTCTGATTTCTTTGGGTTGAATGATAACTTGATTGCGTTTCTCATGTTACCCCTGTTAAATCCAGCAGGTGAGAAGAATGAATCTGCAACTTGGTCTGTGAATGCACAAAGTCCAGCAGTATCTCCATTACAAGGTACAAATCTAAATACATCATTGTACTTGTCAAACTGAAACTTGTATGCACTGTCAAATACCACATAAGATGATGAAGGACATAAATCAAATGCTTCAACAACATTATCTGTCTGTGTGATTGAACTTGATACACCGACTGTTGCAGAACGATAAGGTGATACGAATGCAACACAATCTCTTCTCTTTTCTACAAGAGTTGTTAACATTGTTACATGAGTATCTTGTGATGATGCAGTATCACCAGCTCCACCACCTCGTCCACCTAAGATAAGATTAACATCAACTGATTCAGTATCTTCAAACTCACCGTATGCAGTTTCAAGTTCACCAGCGGTCACTGCATAATCATCAGTTCCACCAGATAGTTCTGATTTAGTTGGTGTGTCGAGTGCAGAGTAAGAACCTGAACCACTTTCCATTGCGATATGACCAGCACTTCCAGTTCCATCTTCTAGTTCAATATTACTTCCAGCATCAGTTCCGTTTGCATCTGTTCCGTTTAAAACTATGTTACCTATATCTGAATCTATATCTGTACCCCAGTTAACACCAGCAGTGTTATGGTCTGTCCAATATACAAAACCAGATTGTTTTCTGATTACATAAGGATAGTAGATACTATCACCTTGTGGTGATTTTGCATTTATGTTTTTAGATAAGTTTTTATATGTTTCTATGACACCATTTGTTCTATTACCATTTGAGTCAACATCAAATCCTGTTATCTCTCCTGTGTAATCGTAAACAACGATATGCATTTCATCACCAGTTCCTCTACCTCTTTTTGTTCCGTAGTCAGAAGTGCCTGGAGCTCCATCAAATAAATCATAAAATCTCCATCTTCTTCTAATGTTAGTTCCTGATGAGATTGTGTTTTGTAAACCTTGTCCGTTTAGGTCATCTAATAATTTAATATTTATTGTATTGTTTGTTGAGTCAACGGCAGTTGTTTCATACTCTATATTGCCTGTCTCACCAAAGTTTACTATGTCACCTACATTAAATACTGATGCGTCTGTAACAGATATTGTTGTTTGACCTAATGCTTCTTGTGCAGATGTTGTGGTAACAGCAGTTTGTTCGTATGCAGTTGCAGTTGCACAAATTGAAACACCGACTGCATTTCCATGTGTACCAGCAGTTCTTGCAGTCCATTCACCTACTGATGCTTGTCCGTTGTCAAAGTCATTATCATAATGGTCATCATCTCTGATGAGAAGTCCAGCACCACTTGCAGTTGCATTTGTAACACCAGACTCTACTCTAACAACTTTTAATGCGTCTGTATATGCAAGAAAGTTAGATGCACAGAACCAGTTTTCAAATTGATTACTATCATTTTGTGGTCTACCAAAGACTTGTATCAATTCTTCTTCTGAACTAATGTTTACAATAGAACCAACAGGGCCTTTTTGAAATGAACTTGCAATAGCACCTATTGATGTTGCAACAGCTGGAACGACATTCGTTAAGTCAATCTCTCTAACAAGAACGCCTGGGGAAACTAAAAATGACATATGTTTTCTCCTCTTGTATCCTCTTTGTTGATTTTACTTTTATTTAGGAAAATTTATATTTACAGACCGTTTTTTATATTCCAGTAAAAATATAAATAAAATTATGACAAATACACATTACCAGAAGTATAAAGAAACAATCAAGAGAGTTGCAAGAAAGAATTATCGCAAAAGAGTGAAGTGGTTAAACGATTTTCTTGCAGATAAGTATTGCGTTCACTGTAAGGAGAGTGAAACAGTGGTATTAAAGTTCTATCCTCACGATACTGCAATCCGTAGACAGGTAAAAAGAGTAGGTATGAATGATGAGAGTCATACTGAGGTAAGAAAACTTATTGAACAATCTAAAATAGTCTGTGCAAATTGTTGGATAAAGTTAGATAATGACCTTATTGAGTTTGATTCATTTTAGTTTCACACTCTTCCATAATCTTTCTTCTTTCTTCGTCTGTGTAAAACAACCAATCTTCTATTTGTTTTTCTGTTCTATAACAACCAACGCACTCACCATCTATGACAGTGCAAACATTTATGCAAGGACTCTCTATCACCAGTTTGTATCATACTTTCTGACAACAGGATTCCATTTAGTACCATACTCATCTACAGCAGTTCCTACATTTTCTTCTTCTAACCCATTTACCACAAATCCAAAGGGTGCCATATCCTGTTCTATTTGATTTTGTTGGTCTTTATACATTTGTTGTCTGATATCATTATCTGTAAGTTCTTTAAAATATGTTTGGTCTGTTGCCCACGCAAACAATACACAACACATTACTAGGTCATCATTACAACCCTCCTCTGCTTGAAAGGAACTACCATGCACTATATAAGTAGATAACTCATTAATGATATCAAAGTCTTCTATGATTATCTTATCACTTTCCACTAACTGTTTAAGATTAGAACAACCGATTGCTTTAACTGCTTTCGTTGTTCGTACACCCAACTGTGCTCTACCTCCTGAAAATCCACCACCCATCACCTGACCAGCTCTACCACGCATTGCAGCCATAATAAGATTGTCGTATTCTAAATCAAACTGTAGATTATTTGCAACCTGTTCACCTATATCATTTACCTCCACTAATACAAATGCTTGATTGTATGCTCTTGCAACTTGGTATATCTTCTGTGGAAATAATAGAGGTTTTATCTCATTGTCTTTAAATGTCGCAACTACTTTGTAAGGAACTTCTGTAATATCAAACAGTACAAATGCAGAGTTGTCATTCTTTGTTCCCCTTGCAACGTCAGCCACTAACATATAGGTATGGTCTTTTTGTGGTTTCTCATATAGAGTAAGTCCAGCATTTTGTTGTAAATATTGTTTA